GGCTAAAGAAGGCGATGAGGTTAAGTTGATTCGTTTTGGTCAACAAGGCGTAGAAGGTAGCCCTGACGGTTCAGCACGTAATAATGCCTTTAAAGCTCGTCATGCTAAAAACATTGCTAAAGGTAAGATGTCTGCTGCTTGGTGGGCCTCAAAAGTGAAGTGGTGACTAATAAAATAGTTGACAAAAGTATTAAAATCTGATATAGTGCCAAACTTATGAAATCCTGCCCTATTGCCACCCACGATATTAAAGTTAACCTTGCTCATCGAGACAAGGCTTTTAAGCAATACGGCTATGGCCCTGCTAATCCAGAACTAGACAATAGTGCTTTCTGGAACGATAAAGCTAACGAGTGGCAGACTGACATCAATCAAGCTAAGTCCATGCGTTGCGGTAACTGCTCTGCTTTTATCCAGACACCTGAGATGCTCCAATGTATCCATGATGGTATTGATAGTGACAAAGAAGGATACGCTCAATTAGTTATGGATAGCGCCAAGCTAGGCTACTGTGAACTCTTTGACTTCAAATGTGCAGCAGATCGTACTTGCTCCGCATGGCTCGTAGGCGGCCCTATTACAAGTAGCAATCAAGAGATTGATGATGAACCTTTCCGTGATTCCATCCAAGACTAAGGAATAAGATGGCTGAAGAAATGAATAACAACGAAAAAGAAGCTCCTCCATTTGAGGAACCAACGGACACAGACAAAGAGTTAGTCTCTTGGGTGATGGATCACGTTGAGCGTTGGCGTGACTTCCGTGATAATAACTACATGGATGATTGGGAGGAGTACGAACGTATCTTCCGTGGTCAATGGGCTGAATCGGATTCCACCCGTGAATCTGAACGTTCTCGTATCATTTCCCCTGCCACTCAGCAAGCTGTTGAGACATCACATGCTGAGATCATGGAAGCTATCTTTGGTCAAGGTGAGTTCTTTGACATTGAAGATGACGTTCGTGATGTAAATGGTCAGCCTATCGACGTTGAGATGCTCAAAGCTCAAATGGCTGAGGACTTTGCTAAGGATAAAATCCGTAAGAGTATCGACCAGATTGGCTTGATGGCTAAGATTTACGGTACTGGTATCGGTGAATTGGTCGTTAAGACAGTTAAAGAGTACGTTCCAGCTACTCAGCCTATCCCCGGTGTCACAGGTCAAGCAGCCATTGGTGTGATCGAAAAAGATCGTATCTCTGTCACTTTGAACCCTATCAATCCTAAGAACTTCTTGTTTGATCCTAACGGTACATCAGTGGATGACTGTATGGGTGTGGCTATTGAGAAACCTGTATCCATTCACAAGATCGTAGCAGGTATGGAAGCCGGTATCTATCGCAAGGTGGACATTTCTCCTTACATGGACGATGAAAGTTTGGAAGCTACTCAGGAAGTACGCCAGTACCAAGATGGTAAAGCTACTTTGCTGACCTACTACGGTTTGGTTCCTCGTGAGATGCTGGATTCAACAGGTGAAAATAAAGACGTTCAAGACCTCTTCCCTGAAGACTCTACAGCTGATGAATACTCAGACATGGTAGAAGCTATTATCGTTATCGCTAACGGCAATATGCTCTTGAAGGCTGAAGAGAATCCTTACATGATGAAGGATCGTCCTGTGATGTCTTATCAGGATGACACAGTTCCTAATCGTCTGTTGGGTCGTGGCGTAGTTGAGAAGGCCTACAACATGCAAAAGGCCATTGACGCTCAGTATCGTGCTTATCTGGACTCATTGGCGCTCACTACAGCTCCTATGATCGCTATGGACGCTACTCGTCTACCTCGTGGTGCTAAGTTTGAAGTTAAGCCCGGTAAGGCTCTCTTGACCAACGGTAATCCATCTGAGATCATGATGCCATTTAAGTTTGGCACTACTGATGGTAATGCTCCAGCAGCTGCTCAGAACTTCGAACGTATGCTCTTGCAGGCTACAGGTACGATGGACACCAATGGCATGATTAGCCAAGTCTCACGGGATGCCTCCCAAGGCGGTATCTCGATGGCTGTAGCTTCTTTGATTAAGAAAAATAAGCGTACTTTGACGAACTTCCAAGAGGATTTCCTGTCTCCTTTCATTAAGAAGGCAGCTTTCCGCTTCATGCAGTTTGATCCAGAGCGTTATCCTTCTGCTGATTTAAACTTTGTACCTACAGCTACGTTGGGCATCATGGCTCGTGAGTACGAACAACAGCAGTTTATTGCTCTCTTGCAAACATTAGGTCCAAATACACCTGTATTGCCTTTGATCTTGAAGGGTGTAATTGCTAACTCTAGCTTGTCTAATCGTGCTGAAATGGTTGACGCTCTCGATAAAATGGCTGCTCCAGATCCACAAGCTCAAGCTTTGCAGCAACAGCAACAAATGCTTCAGTTGCAAGCCATTCAAGCTCAGATTGCAGTCAACTCAACACAAGCTGAACGCAATAAAGCTGAGGCTATGAACACAATGATTGAATCTCAGTTGAAACCTAAAGAGGTGGAAGCTAAGATTGCATCATCATTGACTCAAAATTTACCTAATAATGACCAATTAGCTTCACAAGAGTTCGATAAACGTGTTAAAATTGCTGATTTGATGTTGAAAGAAAAAGACATTGAGAATAAATTGAAGGTAGTTGAGCTTCAAACAGCAGCTAAGAACGCCCAAAAGCAAACCGACAGTGAGTTCTTGAAGAAAATCATTGGTGAATAATGAAATTTAAAGATGTAGTCATCTCTGAAGCCTCTACGGAGGCTAAAGTAGCTGCTTTAGCGGTTCTTTTAGACAAGGAACTGCTGAAGTTAGCTGAAACTGTCTTTAATACTCAAAAACTCCAAGGTCCTAAAGGTGAACAAGGTCTTCAAGGCCCTAAAGGGGAGCAAGGAGATCGTGGTTTTGATGGTGTTAACGGTAAAGATGGCGTTAACGGTCAAGACGGTAAGGATGGTGAAGAAGGTAAGCAAGGCGTAGGTGTTCAAGACGCTCACATTGATTTTGATGGCGCTCTAATCATCACTTTAACTGATGGTCGTGAGATCAACGCTGGCGATGTTGTACCTTTAGACGTTGCGGAGAAAATTCAAGTTATTGGAGCTAGCGGCGGAACAGCTCAATCAGTCCTAGATGCTATTGCAGCCATTCAAGCCACTATAACTACCTACGGTACGATGGCTTTACAGAATGATACTTCTGTAGATATTAACGGTGGTGCTATTGACGGAACAGCCATAGGAGCGTCTTCAGCGTCTACTGGTACGTTCACTACGTTAATTGGCGGTAGCGGATCTGCTAACTACGGTCAACTCACAGGTGGAGCAACAACTAAAGCTGTTGAGTTTAAAACACTTGGTAGCGATACTAACGTAGCTTACGCTATTCGCTCCAAAGGCACAGGAGCCATTGACCTAGCTGCTGGTAGCTCAGGGGTGAATATTAGTAACGGTGGTACTGTGACTGCTATTACTAGGACCGTAGCTGGTACAGGCTATACAAGTCCACCTTCGGTTGCTATTGCTGCTCCAACTACAGCTGGTGGTGTGCAAGCAACGGCATCTGCTTTTCTTCAGTTGGCAGTAACACCAACAATCACAAGCGGCGGAACAGGCTATTCTGTCAATGATGTTTTGACTTTTTCTGGTGGTGTGATTGGTGTTGGTAGCACAGCATCTGCAGTAACGGTAACTTCTGTCTCTGGCGGTGTCATTACTGGTATTTCAATTAACCAATTCGGTACTGGTTATTCAACAGTTCCATCAAATCCTATCAGCGTAACTGGTGGCACGGGTACTGGTGCTACTTTTACTGTTTCTGGTTGGCAAGTATCAACATTCACCATCACCAACGCAGGTTCAGGCTACGTAGAACAACCCACAGTGAGTTTCTCAGGTGGTGGTGGCTCTGGTGCTACTGCTTATGCTACTGTGGGATCTACTCCTAAGATTCAATCACTAGGCACAAACTTATCTTTTTACACACCCGGCGGTGAGCAATTTAGAGTTGCTGACACTACCTCTGCTGGTACGTCTGTAAATTTTATCCAAACTTCAGGAAATATTGCAGGCGCTGCCCCTAGATTTGTTAGTGTCGGCGCCGATACAAACGTAGGTATTGTCTTTAGTTCAAAAGGAACTGGCGATCTTTCATTCAGAACAAACGGCACAAACCAAGTTCAAATGCTTGTAGCCCACACAGCCTCTGCTGTGAACTACGTACAGGTTACTGGAGCGGCTACTGGTACAAGACCCACGATTAGTGCTCAAGGTAGTGATGCCACCATTGGCATGACATACAACGTCAAAGGCTCAACTCTCCACGCTTTTACCAATAGCGAAGGTACACAGTTTGCTATTAACGCAACAGGCGCAACTATTGCCAATAGGCTTAACGTTGCAGGAGCTGCTGCAGGTCAAGCGCCAACTTTGTCTGCATCTGGTACAGACACAAACATTGACCTAACCCTGACACCAAAGGGAACAGGTAACGTCAAATTCGGTACTTATACGGCTCTTATGGGTCTTGTCACCACTGGCTACATTGAGATCAAAGACTCCGGCGGAACAGTTCGTCGCTTGGCAGTTGTTTAATTTTATTTACTTTAACGGAGAACCTTAAAT